AATGAGTGCTTGGTTAAGAATTAAAAATGTTAAAAATATAAAAACTTATAAAGTAATATGGTTTAATTCATCCGAATATAAATATAAATCCAAAAATTTTTCTTATAAAAATAAAAATCAAGAGGAAATTTTAAAAGAAGCAACAAATTTTAGTAAAACAATTAATAAAAATAATGAATATTTAACCATATCAGTCAAAGAATATTTAAAATTACCAAAATATGTTCGTCACGATTTAAAAGGATACAAAGTTGGTGTTGAATTTCCAGAAAAAGAAGTTGATTTAGAACCATATGCTTTAGGATATTGGTTAGGTGATGGAACTAGTGCAGAAGCTCAAATTACAACACAAGAAGAAGTAGTTGTTGAATATTTTCAAAAATATATCAAACAATTAGGTGGTTATGTACATCAAGGTAAAGATTCTGCTAAATGTAGAGCGAGTTTACATTACACATTTCGAAAATGCGAATTTAAGAATTATTTGAGAAAACATAATTTACTAAAAAATAAACACATTCCTTATATTTATAAATGTAATTCAAGAAAAAATAGATTGAAATTATTAGCAGGATTAATTGATAGTGATGGCTATTATGGTAAAAGATGTAAATGTTATGAAATTATTCAAAAGAATAGTAAATTAAGTGAAGATATAGTATATTTATGTAGAAGTTTAGGATTTGCTTGTTATTCAAAAAAATGTAAAAAAAGTTGTATGTATAAAGGAGAAAAGAGAGAAGGGGAATATAATAGAATGTTTATATCTGGAAATGGATTAGAAGAAATCCCAGTACTCTGTTTAAGAAAAGAGGCAGAATTAAGGAAACAAAAAAAGGATGCTTTGTGTAGTCAAATATCAGTTAAATCAATTGGAAAAGATAAATATTATGGATTTGAATTAGGTGATAATCATCAATATTTATTAGGAAATTTTATTGTTACACATAATACGACAATTTTCCGAGAAGGATTAGCAAAAGCGTTAGATAGACCATTTGCTTCATTTTCATTATCGGGAATGTCAGATGAATCATATTTATCAGGTTTTGCTCATACTTATGAAGGATCTGATTATGGAAGAATTTGTCGAATGTTGACAGAAACTGGTTGTATGAATCCAATTATATTTATGGACGAATTAGATAAAATCGATACCACACGACATGGTTCGAGTGTAGTTAATAAAATAATGGAAATAATTGATTTTGCTCAAAATCATGAATATGAAGATATGTATTTTGGGAATATAAAAATAGATTTATCTCGAGTTTTATTTGTTTTTTCATTAAATCATATAGATTTAATTGATCCAATTTTAAAAGATAGATTAGAAGTAATAACAATAAAAGGATTTAAACCAAAAGAAAGAGTAACAATTTTAAAGGATTATATAATTCCGAAAGAATTAGAAGAAATTGGATTGAATGAAAATGATATTATTTTTCCAGAAAATATAATTTCATTTATTGTAAAAAAAATATGTCAAGAGGAGGGTGTAAGAGGAGGGAAAAGGGCAATTCAAACTATATTAAGAAAAATAAATTTATTACAATATGTAAATAATATAGACAAAGAGAAAAAATTTTCATATTTTTCTAAAAATATTAAATTACCAATAATAATAACAGAGGATTTAGTAAATAAATTATTAGTAGAAGAAGAACGACCAATATTTTTAAATTTATATATGTAAATAAAATGTACGCATTATTTGAAATTCATTATTTGTAATTTTATTAATTTGTTTTAAATAATTAATACTATCATTTAATTGTGTTAAATTATCAGTAGTATGTAAATGATTTTGATATGGTAAAGTTTTTCTATCAATTCCTGTTTTTTCAAATCGAATAGCATCTATTTCTCTTCTAGTTTTTTTTTTTAAATAATCATTAACATACTCAGTTGATAGAGATTTAAATAAAAAAATAATTAAATTTCCATCATCAATATTTTCATTAGAACGTATTCTAATAATTCTATCTTCATGACGACTATCTAATTTAAATAACTCCCTAAATTCTTGTAATGTTATTTTTATTTTTTTTTTAAATAAAATTTCAAAGTGTTTTTCAACAATATAATCATATTGTTTATCAATTGGAAATAATAATAATAACCCATAATGCGACATAATATCGTATATACTATATATTTTTATTTATTTATATTAAAGAACTCTAATAATTTTATTTTTCAGTGTAAAAAATATTGAAAAATAAAAGAATTTTACATAGGGAAATTGGATAAATTCCATGAAGAAATTGGTACATTAGTAAATGGATATTCTAAATGTTTATTATTTAAAAAAAATTTTCTAATATTTTCATAATCACAAAATCCATATTTTAATTTTTTTTCTCTACGAACTTTTGAACTTCTATTTCTTAATATTCTATTATAGAATTTAAAATGACTAAAACGAAATCCATCAATAACAAAAGAATAATTTTTAATTAAATCATCATCATTTAAACAACCAAATTGTCTATAATTTTCATTATTTATTTTAATATTTAATCCTTTAATTTTTAAAATTTTTTCTTTATAAATGGGTATTAAACTTGATTCTAAAATGAAATCAAGATCTCCATTTAATCTTAATCCCATAATAGGAAATATTGCACTTTGTATTAAAGTGAATTTATCTTTTGGTATTCCAAGATTTAATAATTTATCTAAATGTCTAATTTTCAATTCCATTTTGTGTATATATATTACCTTTATATAAAGGTGGCGAATAAATATGTAAGGATATTGTTTTAGTATCACTATTAATAATTTTATGTAATCCAATAAAATTATCAATATATGAAACATTATTTTTTTTATTTGTAATTTGTTTTAAAAATTTTACATCAGGTGTAAATAATTGTTGAAAAATTTCACCTTGTAAAATTTTCATAATGCAACCATTCTTTGCGTGATCGTGTATAGGACTTTTTTGTTTATTATTCCAACATATGACATAAATATCAAATAAATCATTTATATATACTCTATTACGTTTATAAGTAATGTTACTAAATTTACAATATTTTTGCCAATCATTGCAATTATATTTTTCAACAATAGATAATGCAGTATTTAATTTTAATCCTGATTTTAAATGATTATTAATATTTTTTATAACATTTTTTAAACAATATTCCATCATATAATTAAATGAGTTAAATAATGTTAAGAACGAAATATCTAAAAAATAATTTTAATTTTTTTATAACATTTTTTAAACAATATTCCATCATATAATTAAATGAGTTAAATAATGTTAAGAACGAAATATCTAAAAAATAATTTTAATTTTTTTTATAACATTTTTTAAACAATATTCCATCATATAATTAAATGAGTTAAATAATGTTAAGAACGAAATATCTAAAAAATAATTTTAATTTTTAGAAGTCTTTTCTTTAATAGATGAATGATGAAATTCATGTAATTGTTTTTGAATTTTTTCTAATCTTTCAAACATGCCACTGAAAAAAGCAGGTAATATTTCAGAATATTTTAGATTTTCAGTATGAAAAAGACTAGTAATATTTTCACACCATTCTTCATTTTTTTTATCATCAATTGGAGCTTGTAACATTTTAAGATAACTAATAAATGTCAAACAAATATCGTATACAGTTTTAACAGACATTGCTTTGTATGTAATCATTTGTTCTACAAGTTCGAAATCAATTTTTCCCTCAAATTCATTTCTTAAATCTTGACGATTAGGAATGATATTAAAAATCATATCACGAACATCCTTTAATAATGATGTAATCATAGAGAAATCATTATTTTCAATATCTTCTTTTAACTTATCCCAATAAGCTTTTTTCATAGTTTTTTCAATTTGTTCATAAACTTTTTCATCAATTACAAGTTTTGGTGGTTTATAATTTTTAACAAATGTAACAGCATCGTTTCCATCAATATGTTTAACATGATTTAAAATTTTAGCTTTTTGTTTTTCAATTTCACTTTTCCAAATTTTAATATCATCAGTAATTGTTTCTGTTTGATTTTTTGTAACATTTGCTAATGTATCATTCAATTCATAATATGAATTGGCAAATGGTAGAAGAACTTTGATTAAATCTTTTTTTGTCCAATTATCAAAAAAGATTACAAATTTCTTCAATTCAATTTTAAATTCCTGCATTTTACTATCATTTGAATCTAATTCGTTACTATCATCGGAACAATTTAAAATATTATTAAATAAATTTGATACTTTATTGGATAAAATTTGTAACTGTAAATCATCAACATCTTTAAATTCATTACTAAAAATGACATCCGGAAAACATACGATAACATAAGATGTTAAAAACTTACGAACTAATTTATTAGAATCTTTTACATCTTCTAAATCAAATACTGTGGAAAAAAAATTTCTAAAATTGTCTAAAATACATTTATTTCTAATAAATTTAGAAAAATTCTCAAATCCAAGTTTTTTGATTTTTTCAATATTAAAAAGATTGGTATATTTATTTAGATATTTCAATCTATTTGTAAATGTTGTATTCATTTTTGTTTGATTCATTTAAATTTTAAATTTTAAATTTTAAAGTTTTAACTTATATAAATATATTTTTCTATTTTATTTTTTATTATATTTTTTTTATTTTTTATATTTTTCCACTTTTTAAACCTATCCTAATATTTTCATATTTATATAAAATTCTAATAAAATATGTTTATATATATTTTATTATTCAATTAAGAATAAAATTTTAATTTATTTTAAATTAAATAATGCAATCAACTTACGTAAATAAAAGATTAAATATAAAAAACAATAGTTTAAGAAATGAAAATAGAATAATAAATGATGCATATCAAAGTGGTATTTTTAAGATGCAACATGATAAAAATAATATTTTTTTGGAAAAAAAAATAAAAGATATTGAGTTCAAATATGATACATTAAAAGAACATACAATGAAAATAGAAAAAAAAAAAGATGAATTTGAATCACAAATTTTAGAATTTGAGAATTTGCGAATGCAAACAACTTGTGTTGATATTTTAAATAAAGTATTAATATTATTCTTACTAATAAGTATTTTTACAACAACAGCACATAGTTTTGATAAAATAGTTTCACAAGGTTTTTCATATTTTGATTGGATTTGTTTTTATATAATAACAATGTCTTTTACTACAAAGTTTCCAAATTTTGTATGTTGGTTTGATGAAAAACATAAATCCTATATTAAAGGAAAAAAAAAACCATATTAATTTAATTATTCTTTGAAACCATGAATATGTAAAATTGTTAGTAAAGTATTAAATCTTTTTTCCATAATTGTGATATTTCCGTTTAATATTAAAATTTTTTTATTGTAATTAAAACTTTTAATATAAGACATATAACTTAAATTATATAATATTACTTCATCTTTAAGATTTTGTAACTCATTTTCAATAATTTTAACAATTTTGTGTAAATGTTTTAAGGCAATTCCGATTGTTGAACTTAATATTGGACTTATCGTAGTTGCATGTGTATCTATATCTTTCATTAAAGCCTCTATAACATCTAATCTAACATATATATCAGTATTATTTATAAATTTCATGAAAAGAGCATTACCATTATTAGACATTTCTTCAATTAAAGAAATAATTCGTCGAGATGTTTTAATTATAGCATCAAATAATAAAGTATGAATAATTGCAGCGGACATTTATAATATTATACGTATATAATTTTTATAGCAAAGCATGTATCAAAGACATCACTTTACTCTATGACTACAGTCTATGACTACAGTCTATGACTACAGTCTATGGTTATCATTTCTATTTGGATATAGAAAATTAGTAGAATGTATACTTTCTCCTTGTATTGTATATGAGTAATTTTGGCGAGGTGATTGAGTAACAACTGGTTGTAAAATATGTTGATAATTTTCTAATGAAAATGTATCATCATATTTTTCTTCATGTTCATATTTTTCTTCAGATTCGGTCATTAGATTTATTTCTGCCCGTGCTTCTTCAAAATCTAATTCGCGAGATAATTCCGCCCGTGCTTCTTCCAAATCTAATTCACGAGCTAATTCTGCTGCTCTAAGTGCTTCTTCGCAAAATTTTTGTTCTTGTTCTTGTTCTTGTTCTTGTTCTTGTTCTTGTTCTTGTTCTTGTTCTTGTTCTTGTTCTTGTTCTTGTTCTTGTTCTTGTTCTTGTTGTAATATTTCAGAATTATTAGAAATATTAGAAATATTAGAAATATTTACTTGTTCTATTCTGTCTTCTACGGAAGATTCTCCTACGATTTCTTCTCTATTTACTTGTATCATCTCATCGCCATTATGAATTCTTACAAGTTCTGTATCAAGTCTTGCTTGTTCAAGTTCATGTCTTGCTACTGGTCTTTCCGTCCTTCTTCTTAATTCCCAAGAATTCGGAGAATGTGGATTATTATGTGAATATGGAGAAATTGTTTCATTATTAATTTGAATGGAAATAGTTTGATGAGATATAGTACGTAAAGATTGTTGTATTAATTCTTCTTGTTCTTGTCGATTAGTATTTCTATTAATTTCTTGATGAATTATGGAAACAAGGGATATTGTATTTAATTTAATTATACTTCTACATATAGCACATTTATTAGTAAATTGCATGGATTGAGATAAGCAATTTTTACAAAACATATGACCACATTTAGTAATTGCTATACAATTAGGAGTAATATTATCTAAACAAATAGAACATGTAGGTAAAGTTGCATTAACTAATGTATCAACAATTGCTTCATTAAACGAACATATTTGATTAATTTTATTTTGACATTTTTTTTTCAAATTGAATTGTTTATTTTTTAATTTATTTAAATTAGAAATTTTAGTTTCAATTTCTTTAATTTTTTTTTGCATTAAAGAAACGTGAATATAACTTTGTTGAGCTTTTTTATCAATATATGAATTAACATCATATATAGGTTTATCTTTAAATAAATTTTGTAAAGGAAATACGGGTGACATTATATATATAATTTATTTATATTATATATAAATTATATTACGATAAATATATAAAAATAATTTATTATGATAAATTATTTAGAATATGAATAAAGATATAATAGAAGAAATTAAAAAACTTAATTTTGAGGATAGTAGTGATGAAGATACAAATGAAAAAGAATTACCAATGAATGTTGTAGAAAATAAAGAAAAAGAATTAACATCAAAACAAAGGATGGGGATTACAATGGAAAGATTAAGAAATAAAAGAATAGGTAATAAAAAAAGACAAAAAAAATTAAAATTTAATGTTATTAATGAAACTAAATTAATGATGAAATATTTAGAAACGAAGGAAGCGAAAATATTAAATTCTGAATTAACAAGTAGTGATTTTAAAGTACATATAATAAATAAATTTACAAAATTACATACAGAATATAGTGGAATTTTTGATATGATATTTGAAAAAAAAATGAATATAGATATGTTAAAATTTTTGTGTCACCAACAAGATTCTTTAAGAAATGGTAAAGATCAATATTCAACTGATGTGGATGTTGGTAAAGCATTATACGATAGATATGTTAAAAAATAATCTATAGATATAAGAAATATGAATATAGGTATAATTTTGATAGCGACAGGGAAATATATAAATTTTTTTGATCAGGTTTATAAAAGTTATGAAAAATATTTTTTACCAAATTATTCAAAAAAATATTTTTTATTAACGGATTGTACAAATAGAGAATTTAATAATAATGTTCAAACATATAAAATAGATAGATTAGGATGGCCTGGCGACACACTCTATCGTTATCATCGTTTTACAAAAATAAAAAATGATATACTAAAAAATTCAATAAATGTTTTATATTATACAGATGTTGATATGAAAGTAGTATCAGAAATCGGTGATGAAATTTTACCAGAAATTGGTAAACCCTTAATAGCAGTAGCACATCCTGGTTTTTTTTATAAAAATAAAATGGGAACTCCTGAAAATCGGAAAGAATCTACTGCATATATAGATTCAAGCGAAGAAAGGCCGTATTACATATGTGGTGGTATTCAGGGTGGATTAGTAAATGAATATTTAAATGCTAGTGAAACAATAAAGCACCAAATAGATGATGATAAAAAAAAAAATATAATTGCTATATGGAATGACGAAAGTCATTGGAATAGATATATGGTCTCAAATTTAAATTTATTTAAATTTTTACCAGCAAATTATTGTCATCCGGAGAAAACTAGACGTTTTGGTTTAGGTAAATTGACTCCAAAAATTTTAGCATTAGATAAAAATCATGACTATTATAGAAACTAAATGCGTAGCAAGTATATTACTATTTTATACAGTAATAATAATTAGTGTATAAAATGAATAAAGTTATAGAATATGAAAAGCACAATTTTGATGATTTAGCAGAAATATTTGATGATTTACTTGGAAATTTAGAAAAAATAAAAGGTAAAAAAAATAAAAATAATATTGTGACACGATTGGTTGATATTAATGAAAATATTACAGAATTAATTAATAAAATAAAATATTTATTAATAGAAATAAATACATGTTCTGATATTGTCCCATCAGAAAAAGAAGAACAAAGAAAGAAAGATGATAAAAAATTTAAAAAATTATGGACAAATTTAGGTCCATTAGTTGCCTATGCTAGTGTTTTATCATCAATGCAATGTGATGACGAAAATCTTGTCCAAAGCCATGATAATACAAATGAATTATTATAATCATTTTTATTTTAATTTTTTATAAATATACGATTTCGATATTTTTAATAAATATCGAAGATTTTTCATAGATACATCCATGGTGGTGCATCGTTCTTCTCTTCATTTTGTTTAACATAACTATTTTCGAGAAATAAATCGTAACCTTTTTGCATATCTTTATAATTAATTTCTTTTTTCATATATCTTGGTTTTCCAAAAACTCTCCGACTATGTGAAATTTTCACCTTAGCGAATAAAGTTTCTGTATCACCTCCAAAATTAGGGAAATATTTTTTTCTTTCTCTAAAGAAATCTGGTAATTTTTCTTTCATTTTTTCTGAAATGTACCAAGTTTCATCCTTAACTTGTTTTTCAAAAATTTGACTCAATTCTTTCGGAGTATATTCTTCAATAGTATATACCCAAGGAAATCTTCTTCTCAATCCAGCATTCGCTGAAAAAAAACATTGTTCTAAATCTTTTTTATATCCAGCAATAATACATACAAATCGTCTTTTTTCAGCTAAATTAGCTACAATTGTATCAATACATTCTTTTGAATAAGAATCTCTTCCTTCTTTATTGCCGAGTGCATAAGCTTCATCAATAAATAATACACCACCTTGACACTTGTCAATAACTTTTTGAGTTTTAGTTGCGGTTTGACCAAGATATTCTCCAATTAAATCACTTCTTTTAGCAACTTTAAATGTATCATTATCTAAAAAGGATAATTTTAAATATATTTTACCAATAATTTCTGCAATTACCGTTTTACCAGTTCCAGGACTTCCTTCAATAACAGTATGTAACATATCATTAGAACCTAAATCCTGTAAATAATATAATATTTGAAATGTAATTGATTTTTTAAGATTTTCCATACCAATCATATTATTTAATTTTTCTAATTCAGGCAAAAGGTCTTTTAATCTGGAGAAATCTGCATTTCTCCTTCTTTTAGAACTTTTTGCGATATTAATTAAATCTTGAATAGAATTAATTTGGTAAGAAGTATCTTTGATTTCATTATCACTATCATTATCACTATTATCATAAGTTTTAACACAAGTATTCATACCAATTTTTCTTTTTTTAATAGGATTTTCAGGATTCATATATATATATAATTAGTAAAGTTTATTTATTAATTTAATTTATAAAACAATTTTAATATTCATTTTTATTTAAATCTAAATATTAAATTGTATTTAACGTATAAAAAGCAAATTTATAAAGATAAATGGCATCCAATAACTATTTTATTTTATAAATTTTTTTGAAACAATTTTTCAATAATATATAAATTAAAAGATGGTTCTAATTTTTTATAAAATCGTAATAATTGTATAATATAGATAGCTTTAAATTCATCATAACTTATATTCTCATCATTATTTTTATCTCCAATTTGAAATATATTTTCAATTAATTCATCTATATTAGTAAAAACATCACTAAAATTAATATCACAATTTTCTAACATTATTTTTTCTATATCCGATGGTAAAAATAATGCCTTTATTTCAGAGTTAGAAATATATTGATTTCCATTATAATCAATTCGATTAAACTTTTCGCGAGATGTTTCACCAGCAGACATAATAAGACCAATTGATGCTATTTTATTAACATCTTTTGATGATACATTCAAAATATTTAACAAATGACTAAGTTCATTCAAAATAATATTTTTATTGTTATCAATAATAATATATTTACTTAAACATGAATATAATAAATATGCTTCTGAATTAGCATTTGGAAAATCATTATATGTTATAATTTTATTTTTTTTTGAAAAAGTTTTATGTTTAGTTTCGTGTCCAGTTTCGTGTTTAGTTTCATATTTAGTTTTTTTGGTAATTGTTTTTTTAATTATATAATGAGCACTAAATATAGAAATAAAAATTATTATAATAGTAAAAATTAAATTTTTAAATAATTTATAAAACATCTTAATATATATTTAAACCTAGAAAATTATTCATCATCATTTATTTTTATAACTGTCCAAAAATCAGAACATAAATTTGAAGTTATATAATTATATGGAAAATAACAATATCCATTATCACCCCATTTTTCAGACCAAGAATTACGTACTTTAAATGTTTTCTTTGTTTCATCATATCCAACAAGAGTAACGGCATGACCTCCTAAAATTTGTTCATCTCGTTTTGGCATTTTAACTATACCAGTTTTAGCAGTTTCTTCTGATTCGAAAGATTCATATACAGTGAATCCAAATACTATAGGATATCCATTTGATAATCCAGATTTTAATTGTTCAAGTGTTGGTAATACTCGTTTATATTGAACACTTCTATGATGTTTAGCTAATTCATAACATTCATATTTAGGTTTGATTGTAAATTGTGAAATATCATATGGCCATAAAATTTCTGGACATACACCAATTTTATTTATAGTTTTAATACCATCTCTAATTTCAGCACCAGAATCAGTATTAATATTTCCTTCAATTTCTCGTTCATTATAATAAATAAATAACCGTGATGGTGTAAATTTATTATCTTCATTTTGTTTATATTCATCATATTCATATGCATAGGCAATAGCATTTGCTGTACAAGATCCTAAATGACCTTGATCATAAATTTTTTGTGGTCCATTTGGTGATAAATCGATTTGACTATGAAATTTTGTATCAAAAGTATGAATATGATCTCTACAATCATGTAAATCTCTTTTCCATCCATATTTACGATTTTCCGTATATGTAAAGTATGATAATAAATTGCCCATATATTATGTATATAGTTAATTTATATTTTTATTTATTTAAGTGAATTATCTATAAAAAGAATTATTATTATAAACTACAAAATAATTATTTTGTTATCATAAAATATATATTTAAACAATGGCAAATTTTTTATCAAAAATTTTAAAACAAAAATCATCTATTTTATCTATTATTATAATTATAATAATATGTGCCTGTGCATTTTTATTATATAAACAACAAAATCATGAATCTTTTGTTGTAAATGATAATAAAAATATTGAACATTTTGATGGTACTGGTAAAGTATTCTCTTGGCACTCAAATCCACATCCAGGACCTTGTAATTCAAGTTGTAATTGTTATCCTGGAAGTTATGTTAGACCCGGTTCAGCTCCGTGTAAAGGATGTTAGATTAATCCATAACACAAACTAAATAAACATCTTTTATAACCATTTTCATTTTTTAATTTTCTATAATTAAATAAAAATAAACTATAATATTTTTCGCGATATTCATCAAAAATTATTTTTAATTCATGAATTAAATACAATTTTTGATTTATTTTTCTTTTATATTTAAAAATTTAAGCAGAAGTAGAAGCTTCAGTAGGAGTAGCGTCAGAAGTAGCGTCAGGAGTAGCGTCAACAGCAGTAGGAACAGCTAATTTACTATTAAGAACAGCACGGGTAGTGACATCATCAGTGACTGGGCTGATAGTAATATCACAAAGTCCCGCCCAGTTTACCACCCAAGAAGTTAAAGCAGCAGCACTATCAGTTTCAGCAATACATATACCGGAACCAGAGCCAACAGTGTGCCATCGACCTACAATAGATACACCTTTACCAGTATCAGCTACATCATCTTCTGGTGACATTGCCATAAAAGCACGATAGCAATCTAATTTAGTATTATCAAACATTCTCCAAGTAACTGAAAACAACATTTTATTATTTTATAAATTATATAATATAAATATACTTATTTATATTATATATATATTATAGATATATAATAGATATATTCTAATAAAATTTTAGTTAGATTTTAGTAATATTTATATATCAAATTAGAATAGAAGAACAGTTCTAGCCAGAACAACTTTCACAATTTGGTCCATTTTTAATGGAACACATCAGTTGTTGGACAGCTTCTAATTCTTCGTTATCTTTTCCAAGAGATTTTGTTGTTATTATTGGTTTATTTTTTTCTTTAAGGGAAACCTTTTTAAGAAAAGTATTTTCTTGTTCTTTTTTTTCTTTAATTTCTTCTACGAATGTTTCTTTATTAGTAACAACAGGTTCAATTGAAAACTGTTGTGCAAAAGCTGGTGATTTTTGTCGTAAATAATATACAAGTGTTTTTAATCCTTTACGATAAGCATAAAAGTACATACTGGATAATTTACGCACGGTTGGATTTTCAATAAATAAATTCATACTTTGAGTTTGGTCAATAAATTTGGCTCTATCTGTTGCCATATCAATAATAACTTTCATTTTCAAATCCCAACTGGTTTTATAAAGATTTCTTAATTCTTGTGGAATTTCAAGGATTGTTTGAATACTTCCTCTATTTCGAATGATTTTTGTTTTCATTTCTGGTGACCATAGATTTTCTTTAATTAAATCTTCAATTAAAAATTTATTAACAATAATAAATGTTCCGGAATTAGTTCCTCTAGTATAAATATTACTTGTAATAGGTTCAATACATTCAGTATTACCTAGGATTTGTCCTGTAGAAGCAGTAGGCATTATAGCAAGTAATAAACTGTTTCTAACACCATGTTCCATAATTTCTTTTCTTAATCCTTCCCAGTCGTATTTATCAGATAATTTAGTTAATTCAAATGTTCTTTTGTATGAAATATTTTTAAGTTCTTCATCCCAAAGATCAAATTGAAATTTTCCTTCAGACAAAGGTGAGCCTTTAAATGTAGAGTAAGGACCATCTTTTTTTGCCATATCTTTAGATTTTTTTAAAGCAGTGTAATAGATACATTCAAAAATATCATTATTTAATTGTTTAGCTTCTGGAGAATCAAATGGATATCTAAGTTGAATAAATGTATCTGCTAATCCTTGTACTCCTAATCCTAATGGTCTATG